ACAACGCCGCAACAAACTCGTCAGAAGCAGGAACCCAAGTGTCAAAGTTTAGTCGGTGCTTTGCTTGCCCACCACTAGGATTAAGCACAGTGGACGTATGAGAGTCAAACAGTTCATACCACTCATTGAGCATCTGGTCGAACTCGTTTTTAGGCTCCTCACCAACATATCCGTCAAGCCCTTTTTCTTTACGACTGCGCTCTAGTTGTGTGGCAAGCGTCCCTTTGACTTCACCGATATTATCGGCAAACGTCTTAAGAATATTCCACGTTTCGTTATACTCCTCTATATTAGCAAGAGCAGTTATCATGGTCATCAAGTCAGCGTATTCACGCTCGTAAGCAATAGCCTCGTCTTCTAGTTTCTGCACCCTGTAACCAGCAATTTTATTTCCACGCTCAGAATTTTCTTTGTCTAACTGTGCGAGTTGTGATCCTATTTCTGGGTCTTGTCCTATCTCGTAACGCTCAAGTTGGTTAAGATCGTCTATGTTCTTACCGAAGCGTTTCTGTGATTCACGGTCGATGATTCCCGAACGAGGGCGAGCGCGTAGATTCACACCTCCAGCTTCAATAGCAAGTCCAGTCGTGCTAAGTTGTATATCGCCTTGTGTAAGCACTTTGTCAGCACCGGGAATGTTTTCGCTTACAAGCCTCTGAGCAATCTTGCCTACCCCAATCGGTGCAAACATATCAATCGCGAGTTGGGCTGTACGAGAAACAATCCCGCCAGGACCTACTTCAGTTATAGACTCGCCGTAAAAGTCTGTCCCTGAAGATTGGTTTATACCTCCACGAATAGGAACACTAAAGCGGCTTTCAGTAAATTGTTTCGGGTTCAATACACGGAACACTGTGTCCATTTGTCCAACAAGGTCAAGAGTTGCACCAATACCTTCTCTCCCTAATTTGCCGGGTAATTCAGGTGAGGCAAACTGTGTGTTATATCCGAACGGTAGTGGACCCCAACTTGTTTTAGATATTGGACTATATCGCTCTTTAGGCAGTGGCTCTCCTGTTGTAGAGAAGTGAATAATGTTGGCAGTAGAAATTAGAAACAGATACGTGCCTAACCAGTGCTTTGCCCAAAACTTCTTATTCGGACCTTTGAATGCACGAGTACCTTGCCTAAGTAACCCTTCAGACTCACCAAGCGAAAAGAATACACGGAGTAACGACTCTCGCAGAAATCTATTCTGGACAGCACTCATTGCTTCAGGGATAGTGGAGTATTTAATGTTCGCTTGTTCTGCTATCCGTGCTACTAACTGGGCATCTGTAAGGTCTGGGTAAGTACGAGCCAGAATAGGTGCTATGTTATGGCGAACGTCATTAAGGATTGCAGCAGGATATGTGCCACTAAAAAGGCTGTTTCTGAACGCTCGCTCGAAATCTTTTATACCCCTAGCAACTGATTTAATACCAAGGACACCAGCTTCGGCAGCGGTTTCATTTACTATTTCGTCAAGGTTGGCTGGTAAAAATGTACGGTCAGTAAGGTTTAAGTTCGCCTCCATGATCTTCCGCATGTTCACACCGGGGCGGCCTTCAATGAGTGGCTTTGTGGACAGTGCTATGTCCTTAAGCGCATTACGCCTGCCCGGTAAAGCACGGGCACGAAGAACATCAAGAGCGTCTACTGGGTATTGAAGTAACGACTGAACAGCACTAATTGGTTTACCTGCGAGCAAGTCATCCACTGATTTTGTCCACGCTCCCGCACCAAGTCGAATAAGGAAATCAAGGTCTTGGAAGAAACTTCCAATAAGTTTCACTCTCTTAGGAGTAAACACAGCCCAGTCAACAACCTTGATAATGTCCATATCCTTGCCACCAACATGAACTGTTCCAAGGTCTGGCTTCTTGCCATACATGTTCTCAAGTGAGTTTGCCACTTTGTTCCGAACGATGAACCTTCGAGTGGTGGCAACTATTGGGTCACCAGTAACTGGGTCTATTGCCGCAAAAGGCTTGCCTTCAAACGCTTCACCAACTTTAGGAACCCTGTAGCCCGCTGGGATACCTGATTCCCTGCCTGACCAAGGCATGATAATCTCATCCCCTAGTTCTTTCAGTGTCGCTACAAGTTCCATCTGCTGACGGTAGCGAACACCTTTCATGCGTGAGAAGTTGACCTGTTCAAAGGGGTTCCAAAACAAAGGCTCATACCCAAGTTCTCTCATCTCTTTGTATGTTGCATTAACTCTAGGAAGCCTAAACCCTGGAGGTGTAACAAGTCTTCCCATTGAATCATGTTTTGCAGACGCAATGGCTTCTGGCGGCTTCCATCCACGGTCGAAGTAGTTTTCAACCGTAGCCATTTCAGGGTCGAAATCTATGCGAGCAGCAGACTCGAAATCAGTCTGCTGTTTTGCAAGGTTGAACACATCTTCCATGCCTTCTGGTACAGGCCCTTCACCGTGCAGTGCTGCCCTAAGTGCGTCTGCTATTGCTATATCGTCGATTGTCTTAGGTGCAACAGTTCCACCTTTATTGACTCCCCACTTTGCTTTCCTTAAAAGAATGTTGCCTTGGTCAGCAGCCCTGCGAGATTCTAGCTTTGCAACATTGATTGCCGCTTGGTGACGATTCAGTAATCGTTGATCCATTCTTTCATTAGGCAACCTTTGTTCCCTTGCGATCCTGAGAGGTTCACTTGGGTCTACTGGCGGCTTACCACCTGCCCGTGTTGTTTTTCGAGGTGGAGGTGTACCACCAATGTCTGGTGCGCCCTGTTCAATATGGGCAGTCTTTGCCACTTCGGTTGGGACATCTTCAGGCACTTCTGCCTTGTGTATATTATCTATAACTGCGCGTCGCTGAGTAACCTCTTCAATGTTACGAGGCTGTGTTGCCCGCTCAATTTCCGATTGCACGTTTAAAACCACATCATCGTCAGCAGGCAGCGCGCCAGTGCCAACGTCATCTATGATCGCCTGCTGCTGCGGGGTTACTTGGCGAGCAGCAGCAGCCGTGCCTGTGGCTGGAGTGGTTGGGGCTTCACTCGCTAGTCTTGTGATAGGTGCAACATCGGCTGCGCTACCCGCCTTTTCTGCTGCATCTGACCTTGCGATCCAACTATAAAAAAACTCCCGATCAGCTTCTGTCTTGATTCCTCCTGCTTCTGCATCTTTACTAATTCTGACAAATTCAGCTTTCTCGTCTAGCAGAGCCTTATATGCAGGAGTAGTGAGGTCTTCAGCATAAAAAGCGCGTCCATCAACCAAAACCGCATTTGGGTTAGTTACAGCATCGTCCAAAGTTATCCAGTCGCTACTACCCTCTAACTTGACCGCCATATACCTTTTAGATGAGTCATCTTTGTATGCAACAGTTGCTTCACGAGGATTACCAGCAGAGTCATATACTGTGACTTTCTCTCCTTCAGCCGCATCAAAAGCTGACTTAGTTGGAACATCCCCAGCCCCCCTAGCAGCAGCGTCAGCGTCTTCTGGTATATCTGCTCCTTGACGGAGGATTCCTTCAGTAAATTCTTGGCGTTTTGATACGTCGATATTGCCTAGAACAAACCGCTGGTAAACACGTTCTGCAATGTCTGGCTGTCCACGACGAGTGAATACGTTGTAAAGCGCAACTCCAAAGTCTTTTACCTTATCGAGAATCTTGTGGAACGCCGCTCGCTCTGGGTTCCGAAGGCTTCGCTCGTAGATATCTCTGAGAACCTTGTCTGTTAGAACTTCGGCAAAGAACTCATCGAAACTACGGAAGCGATAAGCGTCTTTTACGAGTTGAACTTCTTCCCCAGTTGCTAATCTCCGAGGCTTAACATTCAGACCAGTCTCAGCGATTATTTTGTCAGCACGACGAAGCATGTCATCGCCACCGCTTGCGAGATCACGCCTGTATAAGTCTAGGAACTGAGCATGTTCGTCATCTGTAATGAATTGCTTCAGGTGGTGAACTACTTCGTGAGGAATGATTCTCTCAGGTTGGATTCCGTCATCTAGCGCACCTAACGCAATGTTGATAAGCCCCTGATCTGTGTCATAGAAGCCAGCAGATGCCTGTGCGTCACCAAAGTCGAATGCACTCGTGCTGAAATACGAAGACCCTAGATCGTCTAGTGTCTCGTCTGGAAGCGACCTGATAAATATCTCTGCCACTTCTCCAACGTCAGGAGGTATCCCTGCGCCGCCTATTCTGCTTTCCCCAAAGAAATCTGGGCGTGATGGAGTGTGCTTTCTCACCTCAAGACCTATACGGTCTATTAGCGCACGCTTGCCACGAGATATCTGTCGGTTTTCGTCTAGCGTCCACCAGTTCGGGATTGCGCCAGAATGACGGTTGGGCAACGGAATAATCGTTCCGTCTGCTCCAATTACTCCTTGTCGAACTCCACCAGAGAGCGTGTCGTACCTGAACTTCTGACCAGCACGAGATGGATCAGAGATAATATCGTTGATTATTGAACCGCTGGGAGCAACACGAGGGTCATCAATCGGAATGAACTCGTCACGGGTATATTCAATTAGTCCTTCACGAACTTCTGACGTTCGAGGGCGGCGTGGCGGGAGAGTACTCGCATCCGCAACGTCTTCTAGTGAAACTCGTGAAGGGTTCCCTAAGCGATCAAGTTCACGGCGAACTGCTGGGATAACGTCGGCAGTGCGACCGACTGCACGGGTAACAGGTGCAAACTCTTCTGCAATACTCTGCCCACCTTCTTGCATTACTTCACGGAAACTTCTTTGTGCTGGCTTATCTAATTGCCCTAGTACGCCTTTAAGACCAGGCTTGATACCAGCACCACCAACTAAGTTAGTAATGTCGGCTCCTGCTTCTAAAGCATCTAGTCCGCTTACATGAAAGGCGGGAGTTTTGCCTTCGTTTACAAATGGGAGGTAAACAGGAATTTGGGCAAGTTCCTCAGCCGTTCTTAACTCAGGATCAGCTAAAGCCCTTGACGCTGGCGTAGAAAAAATATTCAAACCCCTCAATAATTTTTCTTTGGAAGAGCCTTCTTTATCTATCTCGACTTGGGCTTTTCTTCTATCTGCATATTTGCCAAGAAAATCAAACTGGTTTTTTAAGTCCCAAGCTGTGCCCTCTAATTCTTTAGGGTCTGAACCAAAGCCAAGACCGAATGGAACTTCTGGCGCACCGGATATAAGTTCATCAAGGATGTAGCCCCCACCAAGTCTTCCTATCCCTTCTACTCCTGAAAGCAGACGTTCTCCAACGCCTAGATTCGCACGGGCAAAATCGCTAGCAGCGCGACCTATAGTAGCGTCCGCTATTCTTGTAGCTAGACCCTTTTCAGTAGCGTCCGACTGTGCTTGCTGTTGAGCAAGAATAGATGCACGGCGATCACCAGCAGGGTTTACTTGAAATCCACCCTGCTCAAAGTCACGAAACGATTGCGGGGCTGCTTGTGGTTGCGTCGCACTGAACTCTTGCTCGCTTTGAGCCACAAACTCAGTGAACTTCTGGGGTGCTGTCGGGTCGTTTTTCTTTAACCGAAAAGCGTTACCCGTTAGATTACGAGCAACGCTGTCGATCTGGTCGAAGAAGTCGTTCCCAGAAAAAGGAGGCTGTGTCATTCAGAACCCCTATTGATTGAATAAGAAACGAGCAGGTGATGCGAAGCGAGAAACGCCTGTGCCCATTTGCTGTGTCGGCGCACGCCTAGCACGCCTGCCAAGGTTGAAGTCGCTATTTAGAAACTCAGTAAACGACTGAGGGGCTTGCCCCTGTTGTATACGTTGGCCTTGCTGACCAAAAAACTGATTCTCTGCTTGATTTTGCAAGTTAGAAAAGAATGGTCGATTGAAAGCATTGATCTGAGAAGGAAGATTAACCGGCTGCCGTTGCCTGAAGTTATCCAAGAACGTCTGAAAACCAATACGCCTACCTTCAGCGGTATCCGAAAGTTGGTCAAAGATGTTTATAGGGCTAACCATTTAGACACCAAATATCCTATTGTTCAGGAAGTCTGCGAAAGTCTGTGCGCCTTGCTGTGGTTGAGCAAAAAACGAGTTAGTTAGTCTTTCTGCTGAAGGGAGGAACTTTGAAGCAAAGCCAAAACGTGACCGTCCTGCTTGTCTAGCAGCCCTAGCTAAGTCCTCTGATCCAGCACCCCCTTGTGTTGGGTTCAAGAATGCACCAGCAATCTCAGTTGGCAAAGCTTGTGATCCTGCGTAGGATATTGGGTTGGTAAAGTTATTAAACGCAACTCCTGCATCGTCAACAGCACCGAAACCGGGACTACGACCCTTAGAAAGTTCTAGTGCCTGAGAAAATAACCTGTTTGCATCAGCAGTAGCACCGCCACCAAACAGGGCTGCATTCTTTACATAGTTTTGGAATGTAGGCCCTTGGAACTGCCTAAGTTCTTCTGCTGTTGGTTGGTTTGGGTCTTCAAATTTTCCTTCTAGTTGACCTGCTGGAGCATTGAACGCAGTCTCTAGCAAACCCCTTGACTGCAAGTTACCAAACTCTTGACCAGCAAGTTGACCCTGAACACCACTTCCTACCCCGTAGCCCATGCCCCGATCACGAAGCCCAGCTTCAAAAGCAGGCAAAAGCCCGAAGTCTTCAGAACCTAAAATCGGGCCTGATGGAGATTGGTCAGAAGATTGACCACCTGGATTAACTGTTGGAGGAAGAGGAGGAGGAGGACTCAAGTCTGGTTGAACTGCTCCACCAAGGTCACTGACAATTCTTTCAACAGTGTAATTATTTGAAGGGAACCTTGCAGAAAAGCCGGGGCTTTCAATGTTTAACTTAGCAACTCCATCGGCATTTGCGGTAGCAACAATGTTTGGGAAAAACCCTTGTTCAAGGATTTGGTTAGATTTAGTTCGCGCGTCATCAGTATTAGAACCCTCTATAACTACCCAAGTGCGAACCCCATTAGGGCCAATGCCTTCAACAATAAATGATGCCATAATTTAGTTCCTATACGTTTGGCTCTAAGCCTGCTGCTTCCGCAGCGTTTCTAGGGGCGGTTGTGTTATATCCAGCGTCAGGAGAGGGAGCAGCACTCACACCCTGCGTACCGGCTTGCGCTAATAGTCGTGGGTCTGCACTAACTGTAGCAAGGTCTGCCGCACCTTGTGCGCCAAGATTATCAGATTGAGGTGTCTGTTGACCAGACATTGCTGCTGCTGGATCGACATTGACTGCCTGTTGGAACTGGAACTCTAACGCAAGAGCCTCCATTTCTTCACGGTCAATCTCTCTCTGAATATCCTGTTCGAGAAGTTGGATAACTTCTTCAGGCTCACCAGAAAGTCTTGCTGAATGCCACTGAGTAAGCAATTCGTACTTCTTGCTTGATGCACGAGTTCGCGCACCAGACATACGGCGTTTCTCAAGATCGTAGTCTTGAACCTTGGCAATCTTAGTGGCTGCGTATTGCTTAGATACGAGTGCCGTGCCAGTTGAAGGATCAACTTGAGAAGCCACTTGAGCAGCCTGCCACAAAGCAAAATCGTCTTGTGGCTGTGACTGCCTTAGTTCTACAGATAATAGGTTATGTCCCTTGATGTCATCAGGGGCAATTACCTTGTTAAAGGGCTGGTCAGTGTGGGTCTTACCACGAACCTGAATGTCCTTATAGCGACCTGTTTCGTACTGCTTGCCTAAGTTATCTAAGATACCTGCAAGCAAAGACTCTACAGCCTTGAGATACGGAGCGACCACTTCGTTGTCAGCTTGGCTAAGAATCTGAAGTGCTGCACCAGAAACCGGAGATGTCAGTCTGCCCAAAGCAGGGTCAGAAAGACCAGCGTTAGATTCATCAAGTCTCAATTCCCCTTCTAGTTGACCTGCATCTGCTGTCAGTTGAGATAGTGGAAGAAGCCCAATGTCTTCATTGTTATCGGTTGATAGTCCTACTTCAGACCCAGACTTGAAAGCGTCTTGATCTAGTTCTTTAGTTCCGTCACGAGATTTTATAATCAGCGTTCCTTGAACAGCTTTTGATGTAAGTGCCATTCGGTAAGAAGCTAAACGGTTTACTTGGGGTATTACGTGACGAAGGGCTGAAAAGATACTGTCGCCAATGTCTTCGATACCGGGAATTTCTCGTGTTCCGTCAATCGTGTCTTTTAGGCTGTAATTCATTACGCCGGGGTTATTACCGATAAGCCGTATAACGACTGGGAAATTTACAGCAAACGTATCTGTGGGCTTCTTTGCGTACTGGTTATCGACAATAACGCAGTTCATGCGTTTGCCTTTTTCAGTCCAGTAGTAATCAACCACACGGGCTAACTCATCTTCGTCATCTGCGTAACTTTGAGGTGAGTCTTCTAGGTCAAATACAAATTTGGGATACTCTTCGCGAATATCTTGTCGTGACCTTTGAGTAACGATTGCTGCCCATAAAGGCTCGCCACGGCCTTTTTCAAACACTAAGTTACGTGGATCAATAGGAACAATATCTGGCAGTGTTTCGCCTTGTGCGTCTTTTATTAGGACTGAACGAGTGCCAATCCACCCTCCACGAACAACAGCATTCCACGCATTTTCACCCTGTACAGTAGAGTTCATACCACTGTTTTGCAGCCGCTCATCTGCCATTTCTAGAATACCGATACACCAGCGTTCGTATGCGTTGTTCTTGTCTCTAAACTCTTCGCTGTCAGCATCGTCTATAACACGGACGATTCGTTCAGCGTAGCCCACACCATTAGATACTTTGCGCGCCAGCACTTTTGCAAAGTTGGTGGTTATCGCATCTTTTTCTTGGATACCTTCTGTAGCAATAGGAACAAACGCAGTGTTCTTCCAGCCCCAGTCGTAATCGCTATCCATGAAAGCTGTTCGCTTTTCAAAGACCTGCTCTTTGCGGTCAACCTTATTCAGGATACGCTCAATAGAGCGTTGGTCTTTTTTGGAAACCATTACTTATTATTTCCCATGCGTCGCAATCGTTCTTCTCTTGTAATCACATTGATCTTCTTAGCTTGATTGTAGGCTTCTTTACGCATTTGCCACGCTAATCCAACAGCCATTGGGTAGTCATCGTGCGTTCCAACCATGCCTTCAATTCGTCCATCTTTGTCAGGGTTTCTGATTACTGAGGAAAACTGATTTAGTCCAGGCTTGCTTGGAATAATAATTAATCTATCACGAACAGATTCAATCAATTCACCCCACAAAACCGTTCTTGTTCTAGCATCTGTACGCCAACCAAACTTGCCAGATGGCTTACCTTGAGCGTTTCTTCGTTCGTATATGCGAGGGTATTTGAGTGACTGTGCTTTTTTCAAAGTCAACTCACCCCAATCGTTGTCTTCAATAGCCCATATTGGGTTTTTATAATCTTCTAATAGATTGACAGATTCCATTGCAAAATGTTCTGGGGCAATCGTATTCGAGTAAATATCGGCAACAACGTATCCGGTTTCAACGTCAATAATAGCAGTAACAGAATAATCTGCGCCAGTTCCGTGAGCTGTGTCACTGCCTGCGGCGTACCGTTTACCGACTACGTGCTTCTGGTAGATATTTGCCACACCGTTTCGCGTTTCGATTGGCAATTTGATGTCAAGTTGCATTGATTCAATAGCATCGATATCAAACGCTGCCATCACTCTTGACGGTCGTAATGCTTCTTCTGCTGTTTCTGGGTGTTCTTGCTCCATGTAGAGTTCAGGAGACATACCGTCAGTAACAGGTGCTTCTCTTTGCACACGGTCATACCATGCTTGGTCACGATCTGGCCTAGACATCCAACCATTGAAAATATTCTTGAATCCATTTTCAGGAGCGCGCCGATGAATCTCTTTGAATAGAGTTCCAGCCTTCTTTTTATTGACTGTGGAACATTGAATGAGTTGTCCACCTTGGTCAATAGTCGGCTTGATTGCGGCGTAGTTGAGATCAAGATTATCGTGGAAATCAGCCTCATCTTGAATAACCAAGGTAGCTGTTTGACCACGACCAGCCTTTTCCGTAGAAGGAAGGGCGGTAATCTGTGACTTCATGGAAGGAAATTCCATGGTGGTGTCGTTATCTCTGCCAAGCCCTACTTTTAGGTGTTGAGGGAGATTATCGTGAACAATTCGTGCCTTATTCAGAAACGCTACAGACTCAAGCTGCCCTTGAGAGAACGCCAGTACGTTTGCGCCTTCTTGGTACATGGCAGTCCAGAGGGCATAAGACGCAAGTATCCACGAAAAGCCCAACTGTCTGGATTTCAAGACGTTTATG